AAGACAGCACAGGGCAATGCAGATGGTAATGGCTATGGAGATTTCTACTACACTCCGCCTACTGACTTCTTAGCATTATGTACAGCCAACCTTGACACACCTGCTGTTATACCTAGTGAGCATTTTAATACTGTGCTTTATACAGGTGATGGTAGTACCGACCACGCTATAACTGGAGTAGGTTTCCAACCAGATTTAGTTTGGATTAAACAAAGACTTACAGGTTCTCAAGACAGCAATGTGTACGATTCTGTAAGAGGAGTAAATAAGAAATTAAAATCTGATACAGTCGATGCAGAATTTGCTGATACTAATGCTCTAATGTCTTTTGATGCAGATGGATTTGAAGTAGATGATGATGTACAAGTGAATGATAATACTGATATTTATGTAGCTTGGAACTGGAAAGCAAACGGTAGTGGTTCGGCTAATACTGATGGTGATATAGCCTCTACAGTTAGTGTTAATACAGATGCTGGGTTTAGTATTGTTAGTTATACAGGTAATACTTCTACTAATCAGACAGTCGGACACGGATTGAGCAAAATACCAGAGATAGTTATTATTAAAGGTAGAGAGAATACTTCTTATTGGTCGGTTATTAATCCACGCAGAGTTGATACTTCAGATACAAATATATTGTATCTTAATGTTGCAAGTCCTGAAGCAGATGATACTAATATTATGGGTGATAATTTACCTACTGCTACAACATTTGGTGTTGATGATTATGGTGCTGTAAATACTAATGGTGAAGGACATATAGCCTACTGTTTCCACTCTGTAGATGGCTACTCGAAGGTTGGTTTATATACTGGTAATAATGATGCTGATGGCCCATTTATTTACTTAGGTTTTCGTCCAAAATATTTTATGATTAAAGCCGCTACAACAACAGATGGTTGGGTTACTTATGATAGTCTTAGAGATAGCGATGGTACTTCAGGTTACAATAAAGGAACAGCAAAAATGAGATTATTTGGAGATAGTGACGCCAGTGAAACAGAGATTGGAACTCTAGATTTTTTATCAAACGGTGTAAAAATACGAGCATCAGGTTTAGCGATGAACGAAGCTCATACATACATCTACCTAGCCTTCGCAGAAACACCTTTTAAATACGCTAACGCAAGATAACAGGAGTAAATATGTGGTACTTTAATTCACAAACAATAAAAACACCAAAGTCACTAACGATAAGTGACATAACTTATCCGAAGGCAATCTTTAGGGATAGTGATTTACTCTCTTCTCTAGGGATAAAACCTTACAGAGAGGTGACTCCAAATAGTCGGTACTACTGGAATGGTGCTTTTACTTTAGATGAGTCTGGTGCTGAAGTCGTAGGTACTTATGCTGGAACTGCTAGAGATGTAGATACGCTTAAAGAGAATATGCTAAATACAATCAACTCACAAGTAGCCTCAAAGCAAGGTTCGATAGATTGGTATTGGGCGAGAGCAGACAAGGGTGGCAAGGCTGTACCATCAGAAATATCCGATTATGCTACAACAATATATTCAGAGCAAGCAACTAAAGAGAGTGAAGTGGCTGCTCTAACTACTTTGGAAGAGATTATGGAATACGAGAATCGCCCTTATACTGAAGTGAGGAAGGTGGCTACTTATAATGAAGATGGTAGTTTCAAAGAATATAGTGGTACTACATCATCTACTAGACATATTAATATGTGTACACATTGGACAGCCAATCCTACTGATGAAGTGGATGAGGCTTTTGTAAGTCTGACTGCTGATGCTTAAAGTAATTGCAATAGCAGTTGGAGTAATAGCCTTTATAGCAATTCTATTTATAGGTACTGATGCTTTAATGTGTGAGCCTCCCTGTGTATGACAGAGATAGAAAAATCCACAATGCACTGGCGGTGGACTGCTCTAACAGTTTATCTGCTAATTTGCTTTTACGACTTTTTATTTGTACCAGTTTGGTACGGACTTAATAGACCAGATATTTCACAGTTTATGGACATAATCAACGCAACAGAGGACACATTAGTACAGATGGAATTGATGAAGAAATTAACAGGACAGCACTCACCTTTTACCCTTATGGGTGGTGGGTTATTTCACTTAGCCTTTGGTGCAATACTTACGGGTAGTGCATTTGGTTTAAACAAATAAGGATTATTATGAGCGAGAGATGGCATTTAAGTAAAGCAATTAGCCTAAGTCATTTGGCTACTACAGCAGCATTGGTACTAGGAGCAATTATATATGTTACGGGGATTGAGAAAGATGTAGCAGTATTACAGGCTAACCAAGAAAATATGCAGAAACAGATTATGACGATACAGCAAGACAATAAAGAGATGTTCGCCAAGATAGATGCCAAGTTAGACCAGATGATAAACATAATCCATAAATACCAGATTAGTACAAACTAATGATGACACTACTCACTAATGTTGCACCAATAATCTTAGGTTTCGTAGCTAAGTTATTTGCTCTGAAGAGTCAAGCAGCATCAGAGAATCAGAAGTTGATGATACAGTCATTACAGGTTAGGAATGATTCTATCAATATGGCAAGAGATAGAGCAGATAAAGAGAGTCCAATGGCTGCTTGGAATAGAAGGATCATAATCCTGGTCATTCTTGGTTTAGTTATATTTACGCAAGTTGCACCTGTATGGTTTGATGTGCCTACAGTAGTACCCACTATAGTTGAAGGATTTAGTATTTTAGGAATCCAGTTAACTCCAGATGTGGTAGAATATGTAACTGTAGAAGGGATGTTGAAGTTTGATGAGATATTCAAATGGGCAACAATGATAATTGAATTCTACTTTGGAGCACAACTAGCAAAAGGTAGGTAAACATGAGAAGGGCGATTGTTATACCCGATACCCATTTTCCGATACATGACGAGAGTGCGGTTAAGGTGGTACTAAAGGCGATAGAATTTGTTAAACCAAACATATTTATCAATTTAGGTGATGTTGGAGAATGGGAGTCTGTATCTGCTTGGCAGTATAAAAGACGAAAACGCCCACCAATAGAATACCAGTTGAGAGAGATGGTTACAGAAATCAAGGAAGTTAATAAGTGTATTGACAGATTTGATAAGGTCTTAGATAAGATTAAGTGTAAGGAACGCTATATACTGGCTGGAAACCATGATGAGTGGCTAGATAGTTGGGTGGAAGAGAATCCTTTTTTAGATCAATACACATTCAGAAATGCTTGTAAGTGGGATGAAAGGGGATATGAGTATAGAGTCAATAATGAAGTTCTGAAAATAGGTAAGTTGAATTTCATTCATGGTGCATATACTACAGTTAATCATTCCAAGAAACATCTTGATAGTTATGGTGCAAATATTGTTTATGGTCATGTACATGATATACAACGATATTCAAAAACCAAACTGGATGATGATGGTATAGCTGCTTGGTCAATGGGTTGTTTAAAGAATATGTCTGCCGAGAAGAATAGATGGCTTAAAGGTAGACTACATAACTGGAATCACGCTTTCGGAATTGTAACTTGGTTTGATGATGATTTATTTCAACTAGAAACCATAGAGATTGTTAAAGGTAAATGCTCCGTATGGGGCAAAATAATTAAAGGATAAGAATATGGGAATGATGAGCAGGCATGATCTAAGTAAGGGCGATATGATTGGTTATATCATGTCTAGTAGAGGAGTATTAGAGCCTAATTTCCCCAGTTTTGATTTGGGTAGCCCTACCTCCGAGGGTGCTAGGTGGGAATCTATTAGAAGAGAATATGAAAAGATCCCTATACGAGAGATAAAAATGGAATTTTATCATTACTTAAAACTTAAATAATTAAAGGATAAGATATGACATTTAGAGGCTTAATCAATGAAGTATTAATAAGACTAAGAGAAGATACAATTAGTAGCGATTGGTCTGGCGATATTAATGATAGTACAACTATATCTGCTTATCAAAAAGTAATAGGTGCTTTGGTTAATGATGCGAAACGATATGTCGAACAAAGACATGATTGGCTTAATCTGAGATCAACAGTTGATATTACAACTGTAAATGGTACAAAGAACTATAACCTTAGTTCTGGTCAAGAGATTAAGATTATGGATGCTATCAATAATACTACTGGTATGCATCTTAAACAAGTGGGTAAAACATATATAAACACAGTTACATATCCATCACAGAACACAGGAGAACCATTGTATTACGGATTTAATGGTAGTGATGCCTCTAATAACTTGAAAGTAGACCTCTCGCCAGTTCCTACTACTGCTCATACCATCTCATTTGATATTATAAAGTTTCAAGATGATTTAGCCGAGGCTGATACAGTATTAAGCGTTCCAGAGAAACCAGTTGTATTGGGTGCGTGGGCAATGGCAATCTCAGAGCGTGGAGAGGATGGTGGAACACAGTCTAGTTTAATGGCAAGTGAGGCATTAGAGGCTCTTAAACAGGCGATTTTGGTTGATAGTGGCAACACAAGATATGAAACAGATTGGTATATTAACTAATGGCTAAATCATTATCATACCAACCACTACCCGATTTTGGAGTAAATGGACTTAATTCCCAGAGAAATCCATCAACACTAGATCAAACATGGCTGACATCTGCTGAGAATATTGTTCTAAGGGAGTCTGGAAGAATATCTTTTAGAAAAGGACTTAAACAAAAAGTAGTTCCAACTGGTACAGCAATAGCCTCTCTGGTTGAACATAACGATCAAGGCACGAACAAGATATTCGCTAGTCATGGTACAAGTATATATACGATAGATTTTACTTCACCCAATGCTGCATTTCAAACATCTACTATTGATGTTAGACACACAGTTTCGGGTTCGTCTGGAGATTGGCAGTTTGTAAACTTTAATGATAGATTACATTGTTTTCATGCTGGGGTTGTACCACAGAGATATGCTGGTGCTTCCGATGCTTTAGAAAGGTGGTCATCTTATTATAAAGCTACTGCTATAAATGATGGTAGTGGTATAAATGATTCTGTTACTACTATAACAGTAGATAGCACACTTGGTTTTCCTCAAGAGGGAAAAATAAAGATTGGTAGTGAAATAATTTCTTATACTGAAAAAACACCCACAGTATTTGGAGGTTGTGGTAGAGGTGCAAATAGTACATCAGCAGCATCCCACCTAGATGATGCAGTAGTTACAATAGCTACATTACCAGCATCTATAACAACCCTATTTGATCCTAGTTGTGGCATGGGATATTACGGAAGAATATGGTGTGGCGGTGTGGCAGAGGCAAAAGATGTTGTTTATTACTCAAATCTACTTGATGGTGATAATTTCTTGGATGGCGATACTGGTTTAATAGATTTATCAAAGGTCTGGGATAATGACGAAGTTGTCGCACTTGCACCCTTTTATGGCAAGCTGGTTATATTCGGCAAGAACAATATAGTTATTTACAGCTCACCAGAAACAGTTGGTTCTTTGGCTATTGATGAGGTTATCAAGGGTGTGGGTTGTGTTAGTCGAGATAGTGTCCAAGCAATAGGCAATGATTTAGTATTTCTATCTGCTACTGGACTTAGGTCGCTTTTCAGAACAACAGAGAAAGACAAGCTACCCTTAATGGATTTAAGTGTCAATATTAAAGACACGCTTATAAGAAATATTAGTCTAAGCACAGATGTAAAGTCTGTATATGTAGAGAATGAGGGTGTCTACATAATGTCATTTGTAGATAAGAACATTAATTATGTGTTTGACTTTAAACACATAACACCAAACGAAGTACCAAGAGTTACAACTTGGACTTTTGATTTAGATAGAGAACCTGCTTCTATGGCTTATACAAAACTATATAGCGGTTTACTTGTAGGACAGAAAGATGGAAGCATTGCTGGATATGAGGGTTATCACGATATAGATTTGGCTTGGGTAGATAGTGCTGTGTCTTATACTAACGCTTCTTTTACAAGCAATATATCCTCTGTATGGGTTAGTTTAGGGGGAGAACAGACAGTATCTTCATCTCTATTAAAAAGGATGCTACTTGTTTTAGAGGGTGGTTCTGGTTCGGTACTCAGTTTGAGATGGTATAAGGATTTTAGTTCTTCATCATCAGCAGAAACCTTGATTGAATTGCGACCAGATACTACAGGTTCAACAGCGTTATGGGGTGATTCAGCATCTTTATATGGTGCAGCTAAATTTACACCAATATATGGATTGAAAGAATATAAGACTCCATTAACAGGAAGTGCGAAACACTTAAAACTTA